TTGAATTGAAGCTTGCCTAGAAGCCGGAGTCTGTTTTTGAATCTTCTCTGAATTAACTGTAACTATAAAGTTAGCTCCAACTCTTTCAGGGTCAATAGTAATAAGCTGAGATACGCCTCTCTTGCCAGTAACTGAGAAAGATTGCTCTTCAGTAACATATTGAGCATTAAGCTCTAAGAAGTGTTCACCAAGCTTCTTTAATACCTGTTCACCAAAAAGATCAATAATCATCTTCATGTTGGTGTCAATATTTTGATCAATTATCTGAGCTCCCCTTGCTGTCTGGTTAATTTGATCACCAGCACTTGCAGTTCCAGAGGAGTACAAAGACCCAATCCCACCAGCTTTTTCAATCTTCAAGTTAAGGTTTTCAGCCATTCCAATAGCGGAACGTGTATTATCTTGAGTCCTAATTTGCTGAATCTGGTTAGAATCACCCATAACACGAATAACTCCATCTGGTCTCTTCCTGAACTGCCAGTCAGGGGTCTGTGAAGCAGCTGATCCAGCCACCCACATGTCAGAGTTAACTTGACGGATGTTTGTCATGGTTTGGTTTAATATCTCTGTAGAAGCGATCTGGAGGTCTCCTACGATGTCTACCAAAGCTAAACAGTGATACTCATCATCTTCAGGGAACGGTGCAAATTCAATAAACGGGTAGTGACCATGCCAATAGGGTGAGGTTGTGTCTGTGTTAATTATTGAATTTTTTTTGTCATCAGTGTCTACCCCTGAGCCAATTTTTTCAATAGGCATGTAGTAAAGTTCACCGTCATTAGTGTGCATACACATCAATGGGACTGAACCTTGTCTAAAAGTCCAATCATCATTAGAGTCAGTATCTAGGGCCTTATCATGTTCATACTCAAGCAGCTTAGAAGTAACTCCAGATTTTTTAAGGTCATCTAGGAAATCTTTACTCCAGTATGGGTCTTCGCCTTTTTCTTCAAGAGACTCATTTTCATCAAGCATTTCACCAACATTTTTATCTACCAACTCAATAATATAAGGCTGGTCATAAAGCGAAGGAATATTTCTATTTGGAACGAGAATATTGTTGTAGCGAATAAACTCAGCATCAGCTCTATTAGTAATATCTCTTAAAATCTTCCTGCGAGTCTCTCTTGTTTCTTCTTGCTCGGACGCCTCTTTATCAACCTCAATTCCATCAACCTCTTTAATAACCGGAGCAACTTCCTTAACTTCTACAGCCTTCTCATATTTCCAACCAGTCTTACAATAACCCTTACCGGCTAAATAAGCCGAAAAGTACATTCTATAAAATAAGGTGGTAGTCATCAGTTCACCGACTTCCCAGTTTACAAATTGCTGATTAACTTCACGAGTTTCAACATCAGCACCATGGCGAACATCCAAACGAATAGCACTCATGGTTGGATTGGATCTTGATAAATAGTTGCGCACAAGAGGGAAAACCTGAGGGTCTACTAAGTTATAGTCCCACTCATAGTTATCATCAACATTCAGAACACCCTTATAAAGATTTTTATTTACTTCAACTCTATCAAAAGCGTCTTGGTTAATTTCTTTACACTTTTGGTATTTTCTACGGATAATGTCTGGTTTGTTTGGTTTTACTTGATCTTCTGCCATATGCTCCAATATTAAAGTTTATTTACCCTCTTTGTGACTCTTATTTCTCTTTGTATATCCTGCCACAAGTAAAGCCACCTTGAGTCGTACATCCTCTAAAACCCTCATATATTGCCTCCTACTTAGATTAACTACATGAGCGAAAGAACCGTGATCTATTTGATAACCACTGTCTCTTAGTATTTGAAAAATAAAAATAAGCTTCTCTCTTCCCTCCAAATTACAAAGAACCTGGATAACCATCTCTTCATATTCAAGATTATTCTCTAATCGCTTCTTCTCAAGCGAATTATCACCAGGATCATATGATAAATTACCATCCTCAACTTCTTGCTCAAGTTGAGAAAAGTTTAATGACACGGGCACCATATCACTAATTCCCTTGTGTATTTTGATTCTTTTGCTTCCCATCTATTCCTTTCTTTACCAACTTACCCTCTTTTACTTCAAAGGGGGAGGTAATTTGTCTACGAATATCAGCTTTTAATTCAAGTGAGTTTCTGTTCCTAGAACCATCCTCTGGTCTATTTTGTCTATAATAAAGAATGGTGTTAGCCTTGGCAAAAGTGTAACCATTAAACATTGCTCTAATCCAAAAATCCCAGTCTTCGAAGATTGGCAAATCCTTAAATCCGCCCAATGTAAAATACATTTCTCTTTTAATCATTGAAGTAACAACTAACCCAAACTCCCTTGTCCTTCCTCGGCCAATAATATAAGCAGGGTCAACATTGTCAGGAGCATCAACCAGTTTATTGATTTCAACATTTCCAAACTTTAAAACATTTGGGTAGGCAATATCACAATTAGTAATAACCCTTCCACACTGTTCAATAAAGTCAGGAGCTAATTTATCATCAGCGTCTAAAAATAATAGAAGTTGCCCCTTAGACATTCTTACCCCTATATTACGAGCCTCAGCAACGCCAACGTTTTTAGGTAACATAATCGAAGTAGCCAAGGCATGAGCCCTTGGGTCTTTCGAACAGTCATCTACCAAGATTACCTCAAGTGGCTTAACTGTTTGCTCTTTAATTGATTCCATGCACTCAATAATTTGCTCGGGTGGTTTATTGTAGGCAGTGACAATTATTGATAAATGAGCTCTCATTTATTTTTAGTAAGACTCTCTACAGCCTTAATAACAGTATTCTTTTTACCACCTCCATATTTTCTTACCACAGACTCATTAGTTGATCGAGTGAATTTATAGATAGACTCAATTAGCTTTTCCAAGCCATCTATTCTTTTTTTCAATTTTTCTAGCTCAATAGGCGTTTGCCTAATGGCATCTCTTGTACGCGGATCCATATTATCTCCTTTTGGGAATACTTCCCCTACTTGTTAAATTACGACCACCCTTGCTTGCCCAAGAAGGCTCTTCACTAGACATCTGATTGAAAGCCTCAAGGTTCAAAAAGAAATACTCCATAGCTGTACTCGGGTGAGAAGTAAAGTCATGGATTGGTTTAATAATAGGAGTTGTTGCTTGTGAATCTTCTGCTCTTGCAGGGTAACGATACATTTTCCAACACTCAAGAACATACTCAGTTCTGTGGTTAGCATTAACCTCTATACCTTTAGAAAGATAAGATTTAGTTATGTCTCGACGGGTCAAAAAGTCATTCTTTCCAGTAGACTGGACAAAAATTCCAACCTTCTGCAACTCTTGTAGGGTAGAAGTTGACTTAATGAAAGATTTTTTTCTAACGTCAGCATCACCAAAGTGAATTGCTGGGGGAAGTTGAGAAATTTCATTAATAGCCTTCAGGTCGTCATCAGTGTAGGTAAATCTAGAATCTAGTGTTTTACCAAAAAGAGGGAAGTAGAATTGGATAATCTGTCCCTCATTCTGGTAAGCGTCAATTAATCTGGCTTTTCCGTTAGCAGGATTTATTTGCCAAAACAGCCAAGCTGTTCCGTCTAATCCATAGTCTCCAGAGCAATAAAGTGTTTGATGAGCAATAAAAGGGAAATCTCCGTAAGAAGCGTTTTCAATTTCTGGATAAACCCTACCTGTGATAGATAGATCCCAATTAACCATGATTTCTCGGTTAAAGTCTTCTGTTGAGCGCCTCTCTCTTTGTTCTTGAAGCCACTTTTTAGTCTTACGAGGGTCTAGGGTATAAGGTAGTGTGATAAGTTTAATTTTTTCTCCATCTTTTCCAAATCTTAATCTTTTAGCTTTTCCTGGTTTAATTCCAGGAGTAGTAAGAACAATTCGACAATTAGTGGTGTCAGCCGTAGAACCCCAGGCAGCAGTGTCATTATCCCAGAAGGCGAACTCGTCTAATAGGATAGCTCTCTGTCGACCACCACGAGAAAAATTCTGATTAGAAGATTCACCGGAAATAGCATTACCAATTCCTGGATTGACTAAACTCATGTACGTAAAATGCTTATCCCTTTTGAATCCTTCAGGAAGAATAAATGGTGGAAGCCTGGTAATCATGTAGTCAATCTTTCCGAATAAAGACTCTTCTTTATTTCCAACCACTCCACCGCGACGGTTGTCAACATAGTCTTCTTTGCGAGAACCTATCAGAAAGTTAGAGGCTGGAGTCCAAAGCCATAACCAAATAAGAACACCCAACACAGTGTAGGTAGCGCCCATTTCACGACACTTCTCAATAAAAATATCATCACCATCCTTAATAGCTTTTACCAAGTCACGAATCATTCTTTTTTGGAACGGAAAGGGAACAAACCTATGATGGTATGGTTCGTTCTTTGGATCAAATGTATATAAGAAGGTTTCAAAAAAATACACAGGATCTTCCTGTGCTCTTTCTTTCATGGCTATAAACGTTTTCTCTAAATCTTTTTTCTCTTTAGGAGTTATCTGGTCTGTTTGTGACGTTCCCATGTGTTAAGAATAACACACGGCATGTAGTTAAAGCAATAGCTTTTTATAAGTCTCCTTGAGAACCTCTGTAGAAAAGTTTTTCTCCCCAATTATTCTAGCAACCATGGAACTTGGTGCTTTCAAAGCCCACTCATCTATTTTTAGAGCAAGTGAGTGAGTATAGGCTGAGTAGCAAGGTATCGAAGCCCTGGCTTGTATATTGGCTCTCTTACGAGCTGGTACAAGCCATTTCTTGGGTAGAAGTTTATTATTTGGAGAAATATTAGTCATCATAACCGGCATCCCAGACATTAAAGCTTCATTGGTAGTAAGAGAAAGACCACCATACCTTCTTGGAAGAATTAGGGCATCAAAACCCTTATAAAGGTCAGCGTTCTTTTTGAAATTCTTGATACGGTATATAACCCTCTTATCTTTAATGATGTAGTTATCAGGGAGTTTATGCTGTGAGTGAATTGTAAGTGTGTAATCATTACTCGTTCTTTTAACTGCCTTCAATAAGTCAAGAGTCCCATTTCTATCAGCATGAGCCAACGTGCCTATAACATGTAAAAAACGTGTCAACTTTGCACGAGTCTTCTCAGCTTGGAACTCATTTTTATCTATTGGAGGAGGAAGGTACATCACCCTATCCTTCCCAAATCTCTTTTTCATGTCATCAATCATCCAGTAAGATGGCATCAAAAACATATCTGGAACTGGAAGCCACGGGGCAAAAACATTCTCACAAAACTCATAATTAGTCTGGCAATAAGTCTTAATCCCAAGCTCTCTACAATGATGGATTAAAAAGAAATTATATGGGTTTTCTACGGTAAGAACAGAAGTTAATCCTGGAACCCATTTAACAATATCTCTATTCTTTGGAAACCCCTTTACCACTGTAGTAATTTCTTTTGGGTACCAGTCCCAGTGCATTTTCTTATTTTTAGAAAACCCACGAGAATCAACCAACATTACCCTATCTGGCTTAATCATGTCATAAAGCCTTTTTGTCTGAATACCTAAGCCACCGTCGTTTGCAAAACAAATGAGCCCTACCATTTCTGCTCCTCTACAAATTTCTTCTCGCCCTCTCTACCATCAAGGTTATAAGAGCGCTTAATACTACCATCTGGGTGATAGATGAAAAGCTTGTATTTGTCCCAACCCTTTATACCCTGTTCATCCCAAATAGACTGAATAACTCCGTGCATATAATCCTCAATAAAGCAGTTAGAATCATCAGAGAACAATCCCATTATAATCTTATAAATTTCCCGACTAGCTAGGTGTGGCCTCTGACTCCACTGAACTGTCTTTTGCAATCCATCTTCTGGTTCCCCAACCATTAAATAATTGTGAACCATAGGAATAGAAGCCTCAAAATGAAATCGAATAATATTAGCTTTTCCAGACTTAATATCTTTTTTACACTTCTCCCAATCAATAGATACATCTGGAGTTAGTGGAGTATCCTGCTCAACATAAAGAATCATTGGAATGTCTGTATTGTTAAGAACAGTCCTCATCATTCCAGATTGATGATTATGTTTATCAAAAATAATAGGCAATACATCTTTATACTCAAAATTACATTTCCAAATCATTCTTCTCATAAACTCATGGTAATCAGCCTCTTTGTCTTTTTGTTCTGACCTAACCCCATCAAAGGTTAGTAAAATAGGACAATCCAAGTGAGTTCTGATTGAAGCTATAGTTTCTTCAAGAATATGAGTCTTTGGGTGAGACTTAATTGGAGATACCGGGACAACTGCCACTATTTCTTCTTTAGCAATACCAAGATCTCTCTTAAACTGCTCCCTAAATTGATGCTTTTTATTTATCCACCAAGCAGAAGCCTTATTACCAAAGTTATGCCAGGTAGCTGATTTCTTAATTAAATTAGGAAGCTCATCATAGTTTGCTATAGTTGGAAAACCAAGGTCTCCAAACATCTTTACCCAATAATGATCATTAGATGATTTCAGTGGAGAAATACTATCTGCAATGGGGACACAACCAGCCTCCAAAGCCTCATAGAGTCTGAATGAGTCAACCGACACTGCCCCAGAAGGACAAGGGACAACCCGAGCTTCACTCATTTGTTCTAGATAATCTTGCTGAGACAAACCCAAAGTAAAACCCTTGGTTTCAATTAAATTACCGTTATCCATTTTCCTTAACTGCTCTGCCATCAACTCTCTCCTGGAGTGAGTTATCTGCCCAGCAAAGAACCAGTCCATCTCTTTAGTCGGTAAACCAATCTCTTTTAGAATCTTACGAGTTTCAAGCGTATATCCAAGCGGAACCATAAATCCACCATTACCGCACTGAGAGTAAACGATTTTGTCTGGATGGTCTAGGTCTTCAACGTTAAAGTTCCCTTGCTCATCACTAACTATAAAAACTAAAATCTTCTTATAATGAGAAATCTCTTTGTTAATTTTAGCCACAGAAGCTTCATCACACTGATTTTTGCCAGGAATAACAATAACAGTCCTATCTGAATCACCAATATCTTTCAAAAGATCTTTAAGTAGGGCATGATCCCAGTATCCAGTAGCAGGAACACTGTCTTTTACTGATAAATATATAATATTAGCCATTTTTCTCCTTATCTTTCTTGAGGTCGGATTCACCAAAAGCCGTTAAATCGCTTTTTACAGCCTTTACCCATGTCCAGTGAGCATGACCTAAGCCTTTTTTAACGCTTGTTAGATTAAACCCTGCGTCTTCTAGTGTTTTTTTCACTTTTTTGAGATTATAGTGTTTTGAAAATGGTTCATCTTCTTTTCCTTCAATAAATTGAAACCTAAATCCACCACCATTCTTTAAGACGCGTTTAGTTTCTTGCACATATTGGATAAAGCCATCAAAAGGAATGTGTTGGAAGACCAAAACACAATAAACAAAATCAAAGTAGTTATCTTCGTAGGGGATAGTTCTGCCATCACAAACTAAGTAGTTGCAATAAGGTTTCTTGTTTTTAGCAATTTTCAACATTCGCTCAGAAATGTCGATACCAAACCAATGAGGTTTTAATAATCTTCCTATTCCACAACCAATCTCCAAGACCCTGCCATCCATTTTACCAAGAGCCTTATTTCTGTCATCATCGTCTAAATTGCAAATATACTTATTTTCAACATCAACATCAAGAGCGTTAACTTGCCAGTAGTTTTTTTCTAGTTCAACTCTTTTCATACATCAAATGTACCTCGTGATCGTAGGCTAATAATGTTTCTTTATATCCTCGGTCTTTTATCCAGTTTCTTACTTCTGCTGCATAAACTCCCCAGTAATTAAATAAAAATTCAGGATGCAGTGATAGCCAAATTTTTGGCTTATACTTTTTCAAAGTTTCCTCAGCTCCTTTAAGAACCTCAAACTCAGAGCCTTCAACATCTAGTGTAATTGCTGTTGGGAACTTTCCTTGGTAATCAATATCATCAATCTTCATTTTAGGAAGATCGGTGGAGACATGGAGCTCTGAGAATCCATGGTCTGAGAT